CGATGAGCTGGCCTGCGATTACTGCGCAGCGCCGATCGAGATCGGGTTCGACGGCCGCTACCTGCGCGATGCGCTCCAGGCGCTCGACGTCGACACCATCGACATGGCGTTCGGCGATGCTTTCAGCCCCACGCTCCTCAACAGCGCGCAGGCGAGCGGCATGACGCTCGTCCTGATGCCGATGCGGGTCTGAGGAGAAACATCATGGCAGTGACTTTGACAGCGAATTGCGACGGCTGCGGCACCGCAGTCGAGGACGAGTACTTTTGTAGAAACTGCTCGGTTGAGCCGGGAGGCGCGAGTGACAGCGCCGAACTCGCCGGCGATCTGGCGGCGGCAATTCGACGCGGGGACGGGGCCGAGGCCGAACACCTGCTCGATCGCTTGGCCGCCGACATGCCCGGCTGGTCCGATCGGATTGCGGTCAGCCGCTACTCGCTCCGCGCGCGGTTGGCTTAGGGCATGATCGGCACCTTGCGCCGGCTGCTTGCGTTCCACCCGTTTCGCGGGCGGTTGCGCGGCCCTGAGGATGAGATCGCGCTCGTCGTCGGGTCGGCGCTGCGTACATGGACGCTGGAGGGCAGGCTGCATGCGACCTGGTCGTGCATTCCGCACGAGGTGGGCGCGGTGTCAAAAACATCGCCAGCGTTCCGCCCGGCGCAGGCGCGCTATGCGAAGTGCGTCGCGCAGGGACTGATCGCGGGCAGCGGCGACTATGTGTTCGTCGGTGAGAGGCAGGCCGGCTGGATCGAACTCAAGTCCTCGACCGGCTCGCTCTCGCCCGACCAGCGCGACTTCCGCGACTGGTGCGCGCACGTCGGCGCCCGCTACGCCGTCTGTCGATCGATCGAGGGCGTGGAGACGACGCTGCGCGGGTGGGGGATGCTCGTATGAGCGGCGCCGCAACCGCTTGGTTCCCGTTCTACGTCGGCGATTATCTCGGCGATACGCAGCGGCTGACCACCGAGCAGCATGGCGCGTACCTGCTGCTGATCCTCGACTATTGGCGTGCCGGCCCGCCCCCGGACGATGACGACGTGCTGCGGCAGATCGTGCGGCTGGATGCGAAGTCGTGGAAGCGACACCGCGCGGCGATCGCGCGCATGTTCCAGATCACCGATGGCGAGTGGCGGCACAAGCGCGTCGATGCCGAGCTGTCGGTCGCCGAGCAGAACGCCGAGCGTCGGTCGAGCAAGGCGCGAGCAGCCGCCAACGCACGGTGGGGCGATGCCGCGAGCAGTGCCAGGAGCGATGCTGCGGGCAATGCCGCAAGCATGCCCGACGCAATGCTTGGAGCATGCCCGCCACAATCACCATCACCAAAGAAGAATTCCGATCCTAACGGATCGGGCGCCGCAGCGCCGATCGGCACGCCAATGCCCGACCCGGACAAGGTGATGTTCGACAGCGGCAAGGCGATGCTCGCGGCGGCTGGCACGCCAGCCGAGGCGGCGGGGCGGCTGCTCGGCAAGTGGCGGCGCGAGTACGGATCGGGCGCCGTCATCACCGCGCTCGCCGCGGCGAAGCGCGAGGGCGCGATCGAACCGAAATCATTCATCGAAGGGGCACTGCGACATGGCCAACGACCTCACCACGACCGACCCTCTGGCGCGGTCGCGGCACGTCAGCGCTTTCGCGAGCAGCACGACGTGGAGCCTGGCGGCGGCGATGACCTTGGCTGAGGGCATCGACGTGCCCGTGCTGATCGCGCGCTATGAGCGCGGGCTGCGGCCGCTCAAGGACGTCGAGCCAGGCGGGCGGAGCCTGCAGGATCCGGCGAAGGTCGGTGCGTTGTCTGCCGGCTTGGGCGACGACCTGGCGATGCTGTGGACAAAGGCGGCGCCGACGGCGAGCGAGGGACAGGCCGACGCGTGGTTGAAGATCATGGTCGTCGCATTGTCCGACCTGCCCGGTCGCGTGGCACGCGAGGCGGCGCAGGCGGCGCTGCACAAGCCGCTCCGCTTCGTCGCCGAAATCGAGACGGTTGTGCGCGAGTGCGCCGAAGCCGTGCTGTCGCGCCACCGCCGCGCGCTGCGGAACCTGCGCGACCTGGAGACGGAGCTGATGCGCGAGCGCACGGCCGCGGTGCCGGTCGCGGATGAACCGCCTCCGATCACGGCTGCGGGCATCCGCGCGATGACGCCGGCGATGCGGGCTATCGGGCTGGGGCTGGGCGCGATCACGCAGGACGAGATCAACGCGGCATTGGCCGAGCGGATCGACCAGGCGGCATGATGAGGCGTTGCAATGTTCGTGCTATGTTCGTGGACGGCGAGATATGGGGAGGGTGTTGAGGTGAGGGATGTGGTTGAAGGCCGCGGCTGGATCATCCTGCGGACATCGGGCGGGCGCACGCTGCAGCTGGCTGCGTCCCTCGCGCAGGCAGGGTTCGATGTTTGGACCCCGGCCGAGACGATCACGCGATTGGTGCGACACGGACGATCCAAGGTTAAGCGCGACATTGTCGGCGCCATCCTGCCGACGTTCGTCTTCGCTCGAGCTGATCGGTATCCCGATCTGGCTGGGCTCGCCAGCCGCCAGATCACGGCGCATCCGCCCTTCTCGATCTTTCGCCACGGCGGGCACACGCCGTTCATCGGCGATGCGGCGATGGCGGGCGTGCGCGAGATCGAGGGCGCGCGGGAGGCCGAGCGGCTGGCCGCGATCGAGGCGGAGCGTGTGATTGAGGTCCAGGCGGCCGAGAGGGCGCATCGCGCCGAGAAGCTCCGCACCGAGGCTGCGCGTCGCAAGTCCCGGCGATCGGTACGCCGGGACTTCGCGATGGGCGCGGCGGTGACGGTGTCGGGCATGCCGGCGCTCGCCGGGCTGTCGGGGCAGGTGGTACGCAGCAACGGCGCGTCAGCCCTCGTGTTCTTTGGGGGAAGTCTCACTATGGAGATCGAGGCTTGGCAGTTGGCTGCCCGTGATGTAGATGGTGACACTACATCAGCCGTTTGAGCGGCTCTCGTGGCAGCGATCTTCGACGTATGTGCGATGCCTGCCGCCCCAACGCAGGAGCATGCGCTCCAAGCGGACTGCTACTGCGTGGTTTCCAAAACATCGACATCGGGAGGCAGCGATGGCATCTGCCCCGCTCACCACTGCCGACCAGCTCGAGCGCCTGGCTGGCGATCTGCATAGCGTGGCGTTCGACTTCCGCGATCCTGCGCGCTCGATCGCGTTCGCCGAGAGGCGCATCGCGGAGGTCGAGCGCATCTGCTCGGCGGCGCGGCGGGCGGTGCGGGGGTGACAGTCAAGCGCAGGTCGTGGCAGCATACCGCGCCGGATAAGCGGCTCAGAGGGCGCGCTGGGGTGGCGCAGCGTCAACGTCGTCTCGCCCGCGCGCATGGGCTATGCGAGATGTGCGAGGCCGAGGGCAAGGTCACGTTGGCCACGGTGGTCAACCACAAGGTGCCGCTCGCGCGCGGCGGCCTCGACGTGGACGAGAATACCGAGAACCTTTGCGACGCGCATGACGCGATCGTGACGGCCAAGCAGTTCGATCGCGCCGAGCCGATCACTGCAAAGGGCATCGGGCGTGACGGCAGGCCGACCAGCGCCGACCATCCATGGAATAGGAGAGCCGGATGACCCACATGGTGTTCCGCGAGCCGAACTACGACCAGGTTTACGCCATCGTTGCTAGGCTCCGACCTGGCCAACGAGCAACGATCATGGGTCTCGACGGCGGGCCATCTGTGCTGGGATGTTCGGAGGACACCGCGCGTCGGATGACAAAGCCAGCGGCTTCTCGGCCGCCGCTCGTCAGCCATCATGCCGCCGACGACGACAATCCGTTCCCGCGCTTCGCGCTCACCGATTGGGGGCAGGCTGTGAAGGCGGCGCTGGGGCTCGCAGGCTGACCCACCCCCCGGTCGAAAGTCTGAGGGGCGCGCCAGTGGACACCGACCCCGTGGTGCATATGCGCTGCGACCATTTTTTGAGGGGGGAGGGTTTCGGCCTGGCCCGCCGCGGGAGGCCGCATGGCCGACGTGATCGAACTCCAAGGCGGCGACGGCGTCCCGCCCGAGCCGAACTGGCGCAGCATCTTTGGCCGCGCGGCCGACCGGGACGCCGCCGCCGCATATTGGCGCGACATCGTCAGCGAACTTCGATCGTCCGAAAAGCTCGCGGTCGCCAACGCGCATTCGATCAAGCGGCTGGCCGTCGCCTACGTCATGTACGATCGCAGCGCGAAGGAGGTGGCGCGCACCGGTCCGGTAATGAAGGCGCCGAAAACGAAGGTGCCGACCTACAATCCGTGGTGGACGACGATGTCGAATGCCGACAGCCAGGCGGCGGCGCTGGAAAAGGCGCTGTGCGTCAGCCCGCGCGACCGGGGCACCGGCGCCAAGGTGGTGAAGAAGACGCCGCGCGTGACCGGCTCCGGCAGGTATCTCAAGCAGCGTGGCTAATCGGTTCCTCGGCGAGCCCGACCCCACGACGGCGTGGGCGAAGGCAGCCATCGAGGGCAAACTCTTCACCTCCGGCGACCTGGTCAAATATGCAGCCGAGCGTCACCTGCGCGATATCCGTGACGGCGAGCGGCGCGGCATCTTCTGGCGGCCGGACGCCGCAGCACACGCGCTGGAGTTCCTGCCTTCCGTCTTCCAGGTGACGGACGGCCCATCTGCCGGGCAGCCGTTCTATCCGCTCGAATGGCACACGTTCGTGATGGGCTCGCTGTTCGGCTGGCGAACCGCGACGGATCGCTGGCGGTTCCGATCTGGCTGGCTAGAGACCGGCAAGGGGCAAGCCAAGTCGCCGCTGATGGGCGCAATCGGCGTCTACATCATGGGCTGGTGCGATATCCAGCGCGCGCAGTGCTATGCGATCGGGGAGGACAAGAAAACCGCGAACGTCCTGTTCCGTGACGCGGCGGCGATGTGCCGCGCGACCATTCCGGATCATGACGAGGGCGAGAGCCTGGAAGCCCTGGGCGAGGTCGTCTGCCGCGGCGAGCTCGAGAACGTCTGGAAGATCGAGCACCCCGACAGCGGGTCGTTCTTCCAGCCGATCGCCAGCGGCGAAAGCCTGTCCGGCCCCCGTCCGAACTATGTCGCCGGCGACGAAATCCACGAGCTGACCGACGAGAATGTCCTGCAGACGTGGAAACGCGGCATCGACAAGGTCGCTGGGCATGCGCTGATGCTGATGGGCACGAACACGCCCGCGACATCGCAGCACGTCGGCACCTCCTATTCGGAGATGTACCAGCAGATCGCGAAGGGCGAGGCGCGTGACGACACCGCGTTCGCGTTCGTGGCGCGGATCGACAAGGCTGATCGCGAGACGGTCTTCGAGAACGAGAAGGTCTGGCAAAAGTCGCTGCCCGCGCTGGGTGAGACGTTCCCGATCGAGAATATCCGCGAGACCGTCGCTTCCGCGCTGCTGCGGCCATCGACGAAATCGAGCGTCCTGCGCCTATATTTCGGGGTCGACACGGCGTCGGCGGATTTCTGGATCGACGAAGAGAAATGGTCCGCGGTGCAGGGACCGGTCGACGAGACCACCATGCGCCACCGATACTGCCGGCTGGCGCTGGATCTGTCGCAGAAGAACGATCTCACCGCGCTCAGTGCCGCGTGGGAGCCGATCGGCGAAGAGCCGCTGGCGGTGAAGAGCTGGTACTGGACGGCGGCCGGGACGACGCCCGGGCATCTGAAGGAAAAGGCCGAGCGCGATAAGGCGCCCTATGTCGAGTGGGTCGAAGACGGGTTCCTGGTCGCGACGCCGGGTGCGACGATCGATTACACCTTCGTCGCGATGCGGGTGTCGCAGCTCTACGCCGAGCAGAACGTCATTGAGCTCGTCGCCGATCCGGCATTCATCTCGAGCTTCATGGACGCCTGCGCGCAGGTAGGACTTGAGGTCTGGCTGTACGGCGGGCCGGACAAGCCGACGGGCCGCGGACTGAAGATCGTGGCGCATGCCCAGGGCATGCGCATCATGTTCGAAGACCGGCAGCTGTGCATGCCGCATTCGATCACGAAAACCGAGGATGCGATCCTCGAAGCGCGCATCGTCATCGACAATTCACCGGTCACCTACAGCTGCGCCGCCAATGCCGCGATCGATTCGGACGGGCAGGGCAACCGCATGTTCAACAAGAAGAAGTCGCGCGGGCGCATCGACGGCATGGTCACCACCGCGATGGCGGTCGGAGCCTCGGTCGCGAGCGTGAAGGCGAAGAAGCAGTCGGTTTATGCAAGTCGCGGCATCCGCCGCGTCTGAAGGAGGGCGGATGGCAGCACTTTCGCCCGACGATTACCGCCGCGCGGCCGGGTTTCGGAGATCGAGCCCGTCTGGGATCGTCCGATCCGCCGATCGTCGGCAGGTCTATGCCTATCAGGTGCACGACCTGACCAACGGGGATGACCCGGTGCTCGGGTCGTTCCTGCGCGGCGGACGCGAAGCTAGTTCCGGCGTCACCGTCAGCGACCGCGTGGCGATGCGCAATTCGGTGTTCTACCGCGGCACCTCGCTGATCGCCGGCTCCATGGGGATGTTGCCGCTCAACCTGATGCGGCGGAAGGCCGATGGCACGACCGAGAAGGCGACGGACCACCCGCTGCACTCGGTGCTGAAGCTTGACCCGATGGGCAACGGCGCGATGTCGCCGAGCGAGTTCAAGAGCTTCATGCAGCTGGCGGCACTGCTCGACGGCAACGCCTATGCCCGCGTGGTTCGCCTGGGGAACGACATCCAGGCGCTGGTGCCATTCGCGCGCAAGACGGTTACGAAGGAGCTGAATGGCGCGACGCTGCGCTTCAAGCACACGCCGAAGAACGGCACACCGGAGTATCTGCCGCCGGCTGACGTCTTCCACTTCCGGGCGCCGGTGTCGCTCGATGGGCTGAACGGCCTGGGCCTGCTCGACGTCGCCGTCGATACGATCGGGCTGGCTGACCTGGCCGAGAAGGCGATGGCGAACTTGCTGCGCAAGGGCGTGATGGCGGGCGGCGCTATCGAGTTGCCCGTGGGTAGCGAACTCGGTGATGAAGCCTACCGCCGGCTGAAGGAGAGCCTGACGGAGCAGTATTCCGGCGCCGAGAACGCGGGCGACTGGATGCTGCTCGAGGATGGCGGCGTCGCCAAGCCGTTCTCAGGGTCGGCGCGCGAAAACCAGCTCGTCGAGTTGCGAAAGCTGGAAGCAGAGCAGGGCTCACGCTTCACCGGCGTGCCGCGCCCGCTGCTCATGTTCGACGAGACCGCATGGGGGAGCGGCATCGAGCAGCTCGGGCTCTACTTCGTCGTGTACTGTCTGCTGCCGTGGT